TATCGGCGAGTCTGTTCCTTTCTATATCGGAACAATCACAACCACATCAGGCAATGTCATTGATGTTAAGATCACACCTGTAGTCGGTGCCGTTCAATACAACATCTACCTCTCTAACACCTCCTCGGTTGCTACAACTGCCTACTTCAAGGGTTCAACACCTGCTGCTTCCGCAACAGTAAACACCTTCGTAATTTCAGGCACAGTTCCATCAACAGGAAATCAGCCAACAGGCGCAACAGACACAACCGCTTCTGCATACAACTATGACGGAATCATGTCTTATGTCCTTGGCTCACAATCTGGTTACAACAACGCGATTAACTCAACTTTCTCGACCGTCACACCTGGTCTTGAATTTATGCAGACACTCGCTCAGATGTACACCAATAACCTCGCTGACCCAGATGAGATTTGGTTCTGTGGCGTAGATCGCTCACAGTTGGCTTATGCCTTCCTTAACTCTTCTAACGGTGCTAACTACCGCGCTAACCTCTTCCAAAATGAAGTGGGTCAAGTCGTTGGCGGTATCACACTCGGCGACATCTTGAACCCAGCAACAGGTAAGCTGGTCTCAACAACCGTTCACCCTTACATCTTGCAGGGAACAGCCCCAATCCTTTCATACACACTTCCTTATGCTGACAGCAATGTTGGAAACATTTGGGAAGTCCGCAATGTTCAGGATTACCTACAACTCTCATGGCCTAAGATTCAATTCTCTAGCGACATCTCAACCTACTGGCGTGGCACATTGTTGTCATACGCTCCGGGTTGGAACGGTGCCGTTTCTGGAATCTTGCCTAAGACGGTTGTCTGATAACTAAATAAGTTGAAGGGGGTGGGGAGACTCGCCCCCTTCTCTATTGAGAGGGCATAATGAAAGTAGCACCAATTTCCACAATGAGGGGATTTGATTTAGAAACCCCGCAAGGCAAGCAATCTTTTAACGCTGGCGCAGATGGTTTGATCGAAGTTAATGACACGCGCCTACTTAAACAATTAAAAGAACAAGGTTTCGTCATAGCTGGGGGAGTCATCTCTTCTGGTGGTTATGCGTGCAAGTGTGGATTTAACTCAGTTTTCAAGAAATGCTCACGATGCGGAGAGATAAATGGCTAATGCTTATTCAGGCACAACAGAGGAGTTCTCTGAGCCATATCTTACTATTCTTGAATATAAAGCCGCGCCAACAGGAATTAGCACTAACAACTTAACAGGTTCTAATCTCGGCGCGAATAACCGACAAGACCCCAATGTTCAAGATGCGGAACTCTACAACACCATTGTTCGCGCTTCTTCATGGATTGACTCGTACTGTAATCAGGTTTTGGCGGCAACAGGTCAAACCGAAAACCTTCGCGCTCGCGTATCAAGAGACGGCACAGTTAAGGTTCACCCCAAGTATTCGCCTATCGTTGCTGTGACATCGTTTAATTATGGAACACCTGGCAACCTTAATTCAGTAGCCGACCTATCTACGACATGGATTGAAGATCAGCAGATCATCGTCCCACTATCAAATCTATCTTTCGCTTCATCTGCTGGACCGCTTCAATTTGGCTGGGGTGGAGTGCCGGGCTCTGAGTTATACATCAATCTTTCTTATGTCGCGGGCTATCCGAATACGACCATTGTCACCGCCGTTCAAGGTCAATCTTCTCTGGTTGTAAATACTCCGACAGGCATAACCGCTGGACAACAACTTAATATCTATGACGGAACAGATTCGGAATTGGTTACGGTATCGTCTAGTTATGTTTACGGTTCGCCAACCATTACTTTAGTTAGCCCGCTTCAATACTCGCATAATGCGGGAATCGCCATTTCGTCCCTACCTGCTTCCATTAAGCAAGCTGCGATCTTAGTAACTACTGGCTTCCTCAAGATTCGTGGGGATAAGTCAATGGTAATGAGCGTAACCTCAACCCCATCTAAGCCAATGAGCGGAAGTCGCGGAATACCTGATGACTTCGCTATCGCTCAAGATTTACTCTTGCCGTTCCGTAGGGTCAGATAAATGTATGAAGGTCGCGCCGCCGTTCGCGCGGCTCTCGCCAGTTTTATCGCCCCGCCAAACATCGTGGGGATTAACCAGACCTTTCGCTCTTTTCCTAAGTTAATTGACTGGTCTGTTAATGCTCTGCCTGGACAGGATTACCTCTCTGCCGTATGTATTCACATTGAGTCGGAGGATGAAACTCGCCTGGCAATCGGTGGCTCAACTAACGGAATTAAGCGCGTTGATTATGACGCTGCGATTCAAGTGTTCTTCCACGCCCTTTTCGGCGAAGTTGAGGACGCTATGGATAACTTCGATGTCCTCATTGACAACATTAAAGACCTGCTTCGTTCAGATCACCAATTTGGAGACCCTAGCGGAAACCTAGTATGGCAAGGCGCGGAGCCTTCAATTCGTGTCAGTTATGGCGTTCCCGAGGTTGATGATGATGGAGTCATTGACATCTGGGCAGTTATTCGATTCCCCGTAACACAAATGATTCAAGCATAGGAGAGAAATGCAATTCAAATACACAGGTAATACAGAGGTTACATTTCCCTCTATCGCCAAAGTAGTCCAACCAAATGAAGTCTTTGAGGCTCCAGATGATTTCACGGCTCACAATGTAGAGCCAGCGACACCAACAGATGTAACAGATTCACCAACAGATGTTCCAACAGCGACAGTAGGAGAGTGACATGGCATTAGCACAAGCATCCGTCAAATCGTATTTAGGGGTGGCTCTTGAAACCACCAAAGGTACGCCAGTCGCGGCAACAAACTTCATTCCAATTACGGCTAATTCATTTAAGCCAGTAGATGTGATCGCACCTTTATACGACACGGGAATTCGTGGCTCAATGGTGACGAACTACAACTATCTGCAAGGTCGCAAGAATTCAACTGTTGATCTTGGTGGGCCAGTCTTTGCCGATACCGTCGGTTTCTGGATTGCTGGACTTATGGGAGATGTTGTCACAACTGGCGCATCTGCTCCCTACACCCACGCTATTTCACTCAAGAACGCCGTAGGTTCAACCGCTGACGCACAACCTAAAGCCATTACTATTTCAGATTTCTATTCCGCTAACACTCGGTACTATCCGGGATGTCAGGTTACAGATTTTGGTCTGACATTTAATGCCGATGGGATGCTGGAATATACCGCGAAACTGATCGGGTTCCCGTCAGTTACAACCTCGGCACCGACCCCATCCTTCACCTCGGTTCTACCTACTCAGGTATGGACAGGTGTAGTAACGATCGGCGGTACATCAATCGGCTATGTCAAGACAGCAACCCTTGACCTCTCCCGTAAGTCCGAGGCGCTTTTCACGATCAATGGTTCGCAATCGCCTTATCAATGCTTCGTTGCCGACATGACAACTAAGGGCAAGATCACCTTCATCATGCAAGATGATGCTGAACTTACCCGCTATCTCACCAATACTCAACCAACAATTAACTTCAATTTCTCAACGGGAACTGGCGCAACCGCGACCCAAGTCTCCTTCAATGTCACAAAGGGCGCATACACAACAAGCGCCATTGACAGAGGTTCAGATCATGTTGAATTAACTGTTGATGTTGAGGCTATCGGAAACACAACCGATGCAGGAGCTAGCGCAGGATATTCACCTGTCAAGTTCACTCTCCAAAATGCGTTCCCATCAGGAACCTATCAGTAACACCTAATCTCCTAACGGGGTTGAGCTGCCTTCCCTCGCCCCGTTAGGTTCTTTTTCAGGGGGCAAGTTGGAAGGAATCTCAATGTCACACACAATCAAATTACCTAGCGGACACACCGCTACAATCCGCGACCCCAAGACTCTCAAGCATAAAGACCGTGTAAAAGCGTTGGAGAAAATCAACGAATCCCGCAATGCCTACACCGCTTTAGAGGCTGTTCAGAGCGCGCTCATCTCTATGCTTGTCGAATCATGGACTTTGGACGACCCAATCCCATCTATCAAGATTGAATCTCTTGGCGAGTTGGATTTGGGCGACTATGACACTCTCGCTTTAGAGGCTGACAAAGCACAAAAGATTCTTAACATCTCATTTAGTAATACTCCAGAAAATGAAGCGAATCCCGATAGCCCTTTAGACAACTCCAGCGATTAAAATGGTCGCTGGAAAATCCGCAATCGGATAGAGCCCCCAATGTCGAGTATCCCGATGAGCAGTATTTCTATTATCTATGCGCCAAAGAATTTGGTTGGACGATAGAAGAGACTGACAACCAGCCCATTTGGATGAGAGATTGGGTTGTAAACATTGCGCTTATGATGAAGGATGTGAAAATTGATAGTGAGTAACATCGCCCAAGCGCGCGACATGATAGAGAAAAAAGCCCTTAAATTAGATACTCAAGCAAGACAACTCCGCGATAGGGCTATGGCTGAACTTATCCGTTTGGCTAAAGAGGAAATTCAAGGCAAGCGAGGTTCTCATGTTGGACCTCGCGGGGGAATCGTTTGGGATAAAGCCGAGTCGGGCAAACCACCGATGAATCGCACGGGAAACCTTAGAAAATCTATTACAGCTTTTCCCACTCATTCGGGATTTGCTAGTTATGAGGCAATTGTCGGGCCCACCATGATCTACTCGCGCAAGGTAGAACTTGGTGGCGCAAAATGGAAGCCCGGAACCAAGTTCCCTTATATGCAACCAGCATTTGAAAAATTTACCGCTAT